GACCGCCGAGCGCTTCCGCACGCTGGCCAGCGAGGTCAAGGAACTGGCCCCGATCCGCGACGCGCTGAAGGCGGCCGGCATCGAGGACGTGGCCAAGCTGCCCGACGTGGTCAAGCGTGCCGAGGCCGGCGACTTCCTGTTCGAGGAGATCAGCAAGACCGGCACCAGCCCCGAGCAGTACGGGATGGCGCTCGACTACCTCGGCCTGGTGGCGAAGGCGGGGCAGGGCGACCTCGCCGCAGCCGAGAAGGCGTACGAAGTCATGGGCAAGGAATACGCCGCCCTGGCCAAGATGCTCGGCAAGGAGGCGCCCGGCATCCATGACCCGCTGGCTGCCCACGCCGACCTGCGCGCCGAGGTGGAAGCCGGCGACCTGCCGCGCGCCCGCGCCATCGAGATCGCCGGCCAGCGTGATCGTGCCGAGTACACGGGCACCGTCCAGCGCCACCAGCAGGAAACGCAGCAGGCCGCCCAGCAGGCGGAGCAGCGTGGTATCCAGTGGCTGCAGCAGTTCGATGCTGACATGCGACAGGAAGACCCTGCCTATGAGGCAAAACGGCCGGCGCTGAACGAGGCTGTGCGCCAGATCCGCGAGACCTACCACCCGAGCGAGTGGGCGCAGCGCACTGCGCTGGCGTATGCCCGCATCCAGGCACCGGTGGCAGTTGCTGCGCCTCCGGCAGCGCCAACCCAGCCAGCTACCCCGCGCCCCGGCCCGATGCGCCCGAGCGGCCCGCGCCCGGCGATGGCGCCCCAGGCATTCGACAATCCGATGGACGCCCTGAACTTCGGCATCGAGGAAGCCAACCACGGCTGAACGTAGCCGCGATGGTCCCTGATAAGACCCCGCTTCGGCGGGGTTTCTTGTGTCCGTTGACGCATCCCGCAACACGGGCAATCTGGCCCTGCGGCTGACAACCGCGCCACGCATGCAGTACGCCGGAGTCGCGCCCGGTAGGGCAGTAAGAGGCCTCGCCCCCCTCGAACGTGGATGGAACGCAACAACCCCATTCCCCTTCGAGGACATCTCCATGGCCTTTACCCCGGCACAGCTGGCGATCGGCGCGAACTACACGCTCGAAAGCTACGCCAAGAACGACCCCATCGACCAGATCAGCTTCGCCCACGCGACGCTGGATATGCTGGTCTCGAACAAGGAGGTCTCGTTCTTCGGCAACGGCATCTTCAACGAGAAGCTGTTCATCTCCAACGACAGCAACTACCAGAACTACAGCGGCGCCGACCAGGTCACCTACAACGAGCGTGACCCGAACCGCTTCGCCAAGTTCCAGTACTACAGCAACCACGAGGGCTTCTGGTTCGATGAAGACCGCCTGATCGCCAACGGCATCAACATTGCTGACGACGGTGTGGCCGTTCCGGATTCGACCGAGAAGGAGCAGCTGGTCAACCTGTTCAAGTCCAGCTGGACCGCCCTGAAGAACGGCATCCAGGAAGGCCTGGCGCTGGAGACCCTGCAGAACGGTTCGCAGTCGGCCAAGGCCGTGCCGGGCCTGGACCACATCGTCTCGACCACTCCTGGCACGGGCGACGTGGTCGGCGGCATCAACGCCAGCACCAGCACCTACTGGCGCAACAACGCCAGCATGGCTATCGCCTCGGGCGGCGTCGTTGCCGCGCTGGATGCCATGTGGGACGCCTGCATCCGCTACGGCGGCGCGATGCCGACCGACATCCGCTGCGGCCAGGCCTTCCTCAACGCCTACAAGGCCGAGGCTGGCACCACCGTCAACCGGCAGATCATCGTCAACGAGCAGGGCGGCACCGGCCTGGATGCCTCGATCACCCGCGTGTTCTACAAGGGCATCGAGCTGATCTGGGATCCGACCTTCGAAGTGTTGGACGCCAAGCTCGGCGCGATCACCTACCCGTGGACCAAGCGCTGCTACCTGCTCAACCGCAACTTCATCAAGTTCCGCCCGGTGAAGGGCCACTGGATGAAGAAGCGTAAGCCGGAAAAGCTGCCGGACCGCTACGTCACCTACTACGCGCAGACCAACAAGTACGGCCTGACCGCGTCGAAGCGCAACGTGCACGCGGTGCTGTCGATCGCATGACGGCTGCGGCCTGATCAGAGCGTCCCGGCTCCGGCCGGGCGCTCTTGGGAAACCCATTCGGCTACAGGAGCCATCCCCATGAAGTCCACCCCGATCACCGATACCGCCTTCAAGACCGGCAACAGTCCGTTCCTGCGCGGCGGCAGCGCGACCTTCTCCAACCTCTCGGCCTCGGCCGCGACCCTGCAGGGCTCGGATACTCAGACCGGCACCTACACCACCCTGGCCACCCTCGCGGCAACGAGCCAGACCGAAGTCCAGAACCTGCCGCAGTGGATCAAGTTGTCCGCCGCCGGCACCGTCTACGCCCTCGCGGGCTGAACCCAGGAGGGCTCATGAGCAATTCCACCGTTGTTGCCACCGTGGTGCTGCTGACCATCCAGCGCAGCTCCGAAGTCACCATCTCCGATTCGGTCTTCGCGCACGAAGTGCCGATCCTGGAGCTGATCCACGGCGAAGAGAACGTGACCGTCGTCAATGACGACTATCACGCCATCGAACTGCCGAACAACGCCACCCAGGAGTATCAGCGTCTGGTGTCCAAGTACGGCGACAAGTACCGCCCGGTCATCGACCAGGTGTTCCGCAATGGCGCGCGCGACGTGGCGAAGGAAGTCGGCATGGACCTCGGCAAGGACAGCTTCAAGAAGCAGTCCGAGGCCGTGGTCGAAAGCCGTCTGCCGGCCCGTCCGGGCAAGAAGGCCGAAGCCGGCGCCGGCACGGGCGGCGATGCCGACCTGACCGCAGCCGAACTGAAGGCCGAGCTGACCAAGCGCAAGGTCGAGTTTAAGGGCAATGCGTCGAAGGCAGACCTGCAGGCACTGCTGGACGACGCCAAGAAGGCCGAAGCCGGCGCCGGCACCCTGGGCGGCTGATCGACAGCACCACGCGGTAACCCGACGGGCTGGGGAAACCCGGCCCGTCTCCACAAGAGGGCTCCCATGAGCATCACCGACGGCATCCAGTGCGCCTGTTCCAGCACCGACGGCAATGCCACGCTGGCAGAGCTGCGCAAGCGGCTGATGAGGCGGCTTGGCTTCGCAGCACAGGCGAACAACCCGCCGCCGGGTATGACGGAGCTGCTCAACGACTTCCTGCAGAGCGCGCAGAAGGCGCTGTTCCGCCGCCCCACTGGCGAATTCCGCAATGAGCGCTGGTTTTCCTGGCCGCTGACGGCCGGCCAGCGCCTGTACGACTACCCCGACAACGACGAAAAGAACGGGCCGCAGAACTGCCCGGCGACGCTCGACCCGCGACAGGTGACGTGGGTAGGCCGCGAGCGCGATGGCGTCTGGGCCGAGATGCACCAGGGCATCAACCCGCGCAGCTACACCACCAGCGAGCTGACGGGCCTGCCGCAGCGCTACGAATTCCGCAACTGCATTGAGATCTGGCCGGCGCCCGACGAGACGCTGGGCAATCTGGTCATCAAGGGCAAGTTCGACCTCAACCGGTTCACCGAGGACGCGGACAAAACCACGATCGACAGCGAGATCGTGTTCCTGCTGGCGCTGGCCAACGGCAAGCAGCACTACCGGCAGCCGGACGCGCAGACCTACATCCAGCAGCTGGAGGTGATGATCTCCAACCTGGTTGCTGGCACGCATGCCACGGCGCGGTACATCCCAGGTCCGCCGACCGGGCAGGGTGTATATGTCCCGCCGCGCCCTGAGGTGCCGTTCCCGTGACCGGCCGCATCGTCACCCTCAACGCGGCCAAGGGCGGCATCAACCGTCTGCGGGTGAAGGGCGGGGCGGACCCGAGCACGCTCTACGATCTGGTGAACGGCTATGTGGATCAGGCCGGTGTCTCGCGCTCGCGCCCCGGCACCAAGAACAAGGCCACCTTGCCGACTGGCGCCACCAAAGGAATGTGCGCGTACGACGGCAAGCTGATCGTCTTCAGTCACGAGCCGCAGACCATCCCGGCCAGCACGCCCACCGTGGAGTGCGAGGTGCTGAAACACCCGAGCACGGCCGATCTGCCGATCAAAGAAATCCACTTCGCAGGGCCATACCTCGGCTACCTGTACGTGGTCCCCGAATTCGTCAATGGCGACGTGTTCCACTACTGGCTGCAGCGCGGCACGACGTGGGAGCCGGGCAAGGTCTATCTGCCCGGCGCGCTGGTCACTCCGACTGACCCGAACGGCATCGCCTACCAGCTGGACAGCGGCACCGAGCAGTTCGCCGTATGGGTGCGCAACATCGCGCGCGCTGTCGGGGACAAGGTCGTGCCCACGGTCGACAACGGCTACTACTACACGGTCACCGACGTGTTCGGCCCTGCGCCGCGGTCCGGTGCGATCGAGCCGACCTGGCCAACTTCGCCGGGCGCAACCGTGTTCGAAGACAGCGATGTGGCCAATCCCACGCCGGTTCCAGGCGAGCAGTCGGGCAATCAGCTCCCGCCTGACGTGACCGAGCGCTATGGAAGCGTTGGCGGTGGCAGCAGCCCATGGCGCAACCTCAACAGGGAGATTGAGTAATGGCCGCACCGTTCTGGCAGGCCGGCAAGCTCTACCTGCCCGGGGATCTGGTGCAGCCGATCACGCAGCCGGCGCCGAACAATCCGCAGGTCGCCAACGGCTACTTCGAAGAAGGGGCTGTGGGCTGGACGTTCTCCGGCGACGCCTCGCTTTCGACCACGCACGGCTATGGGAGCCCCAAGTGCGTGCAGCTGCCGGGCGACAAGCCCGATGGCGTAGCGCTCAACAACACGATGCTGGTTGCACCGCCTGGCGGAACGCTGACCGCAACGTCCATGATCGACCAGGGCGCATCGGTAGCAGGCGCAACCGCCGGCTGGACCGAAATCCGCTGGTATGACGCGCTGAACACCCTGCTGCAGACCGACAAGGGCAACGTGGTCGATAGCGGATCGCGCGGCGCGTGGCATGCGTCCACGGTCACCAGCACGGCGCCGGCTTCGGCGGCCTACGCAAAGGCGGCGATTCACCTCACCTCGGTAGCCGACCACGATCACGAGATCTTCGGCGACAACCTGGTCATCACCGGTGCGGTTGCAGGACTGCCAGAGGGCTTGGTCTACAAGGCCGTCCAGACTGAATCTGGGACTTCGGGCAGCAGCGAGCCGGCGTGGCCGGGCATCCTCGGCCAGCAGGTGGTCGACAACGAGGTGATCTGGGAAGCGGTCACAACCAGCCGCGTGACCTGGACCGCTGCGCCTCGCTACGTGAGCGGGGCGACTGAGCCCGTCTGGCCGACCGAGATCGGCGCGATGGTCCAAGACGGCACGATCAACTGGAAGGCGATCTCGCGGCGGGTGGAGGACGAGAAGTGCCCGAACAGCAAGGTGGTGGCGATCGTCGCCAGCAAGGTGTTCGCTGCTGACAAGGACATCGTGCGCTTCAGCGCCACGGCCAACCCTCTGGACTGGTCGACGGTCGATGACGCCGGCTACCTGCCTACCGGCTTGCAGCAGGCCAACGCGAACAACATGGCGGTGCTGCAGCAGTACCGCGCCAATCTGGTCGCGCTCAATGCGAGCAGCTTCCAGAACTGGCAGGTGGACCCGGATCCGGCATCGATGGCGATCCTGGACCAGATGGATGGCATCGGCTCGATCTGGCAGAAGGCCGCTGCACCGGTGGCCAACGATCTGGTCTACCTCTCGCAACAGGGCGTTCGCTCGGTTGGCATCGCCAACGCAGCCGAGAACCTGGCCGCAGGCGACATCGGCGCCCCCATCGATGTGTTGGTGCAGCAGGCGATGCTGTACGCCGACCGCAACAACACCCCGCCGCTGGCGACCTACTACCCTGGCGCTGGCCAGTACATGCTGGCCTTCCCGAATTACCCGCCGCCGGTGCTTGGCGTGTACGGCCGGCTGCCCGCCAGCGGCTGCGGAGACACGATCAACTACGCCTACGTCATCGCCGGGGGCCTGCCCCCGTACCAGATCGAGATCGTGGATGGCGAGTTGCCCGCCGGCCTGTCGATGGATGGCAGCGGCTTGGTCACAGGGGAGATCGCCAACGGTGGCGATGCCCTCTGGACGGTGCGTGCGACGGACGCGCTCGGTGACACGGCCGAGCTGACCGAGAACCGCACCGGCAGCGATGGATTCTTCAAGTTCCTCACCACCCGGCTTTACCCGGTAGATGGCAGGGTCGAGTCCCTGGCGCTGGCCAGCGAGGTTGTGGAAGGAACATTGCGCGATGTGTTCCGCAAGTATGCAATCCCGCCGGAGTCGGTATCCCTCGGGTCGATCGTGGAAGCCGGAACGCTGCGCGCGACTCTCCAGCAGTACGCGTTGAACGAGTCGATGACTCTGTCCACTGCCGTTGAAGCTGGAACGCTGCGCGAGACACTGAAGACCTACACAGTGCCGGCGGAATCGATTTCTCTGTCGACAGCGGCTGTGGCGGGAACGCTGGTCCGAACCCTTATCACTACCAACATGGCGCCCGAGGGCATCGGGCTGTCTTCCAGTGTCGTAGGAGGCACCCTTGTATGAGCAACATTATCGCCGCACACAACGGCTACGCTGGTTGGTACAAGATCGAGGCGTTCCGCGCAGATGCTGAAGGGGGAGAAGTCCCTGGCAGCCGCCGGACCCTCGCCGACTGGTTTCCGAACCTGATTACCAACGCAGGCCTCGACCTGTTTGGAACGACCGGCGGCACACTGGTTAACGAGTATTGCCGGGTTGGCTCTGGCAACACGGCGCCAGCACCCACTGACACTGCGCTTGTTGCGCAGATCGCAGTGAGCAACACCGTTCAATCCGACACCAACGGGGTGAATCGCACCGGCACGTACTACGGCTGGCGTCGCCGGGTCATCCGTTTCGCAGCTGGATCGTTGGGCTCGTCCGCCGCGAACATCGCCGAGGTTGGTGTTTCGCCTGCGGCAAGTACTGCGCTTTTCAGTCGCGCCCTGATTCTGGACGGGGGCGGCGTCCCCACCACCATTTCGGTGCAGCCGGACGAGGTGCTCGATGTGACCTACGAGTTGCGGGTGTATCCGACCCTTGCAGATGCTTCTGGCTCCGTCGTGATTGCTGGCGTGACCTACGCTTGGACGGCGCGGCCGATCACCGACCCGTACTACGACTCGCGATGGGCCGACGTTGGTTACGGCATCGAATTCAACACCACCTTGGGGAACCGCCTGGCATATGGGCCGGTCGCAATGGCAGTGATTCCGCCGCAAAATTCGCAGCCAGTTTCGCCGGTTATTGCCACACAGACGGTAGCTCAGACCTATACGAACGGCAGCTATCAGCGCTCATACCGCATCGATATGGACGAAAATGATGCCAACGTCGCTGGCGGGATTGGCGCGCTGTTCGCATGCTCAGGACAGCAGCAAAGCGGCGGAGCTTGGGCATGGGGCCTGTCACCCAAGCTTCCGAAGACCGCCGCGTTCAAGGCGACTTTGACGGTTCGCCAGTCCTGGGGGCGCTACACGCCATGATCCCGCCTGGAGGCCCGTCAACAACGCCGATTCCGGCGGCCAACCTGGAGCGGGTCAACTCGACGTTGCAGCCGCTGATCGACTTCGAGATGGGCGGCGTGGCGCTGAACGATGCGTCGCAGGGCCTGCGGGTGAAGCTGTGGCGTGCCCGCGTGGACGGCGATGTGGTGTATGTCGGCCCTGAGGTAGGCAACGAGCAGCCCGCATTTATCCGGCCTGGCATCACCTCGGTGGCGCTGGCCTTCGACCAGAACATGCAGCCCGCGATCGCGTTCGTGCAGGCCGGTCTGGCCTGGCTGTGGTGGTACGACAGTTCGGTGCCGGGGATGGTGTTCACGTCGTTTCCTGGCGTGATCAACCCGCGCCTGACGCTGGACGATAAGCGCCCGACCCAGACCAGCAGTTCGGACGTGATCCTCGGCTACCTGCGTGCTGGGTCGGTTTACTACCGCCAGCAGCGTGACCGCTACCAGATCGAGTACCTGTTCAGCGCGAGTCCGCCATGCGGGGGCCTCGCCACGCTGTGCATGTCTACCGGCGGCAGGCTGCAGTTCGGCTTTGGAGGTGCGTGATGCAGTCAACCGTGTTCGTTTACACGATGCGCTCAGGGAAGCAGGGGGCATGGAGCCGCTACCTGTTCCCATTCTCCGTGGATGCCTTCGCGCAGCTGGGGAATGATCTCTACATCCGACACGGGGATGAAATCAGCGCGGTCAGCGACTTTGCCTTGGGTGATGACGTTGGCGGCCAGACGATCCCATTCGGCGGCACGGTCTGGTGGCCGTGGTTGGACTTCGGCACGCCGAGCGTGACCAAGATGATGGAGGGTTTCGACATCGTGAGCCAGGGCGTGCCCAGCATCAGCATCGGCTACGACCAGCGCAATGTCGCTGCGTTCACCGAGCCGTACACGGTCGATGCGGACACGCTGCCCGGCGGCGTAATCCCGTTCCCGCTGTCGGCGCCAACCTTCAGCCTGCGCGTCGACTTCGCGCCGGGGCAGAAGTGGGCGCTGACGCAGGCGTCCCTGAGCTTCTTCGATTTCGGAAATGGGCCATGACCATCACTGTCCACAACCAGGTGATGATCGAGGAGCTGGTCTACTTGGCTCGGAACATGCGCCCGGACGAGATCGAGCAGGATCTGGCCATGACGGGGCTGACCGAATACGACCCGGAGCAGGCCATCCTGAAGATGGCGGCTGTGCACGGGCCGAAGTTCATCATCCTGGCCGACTACACACCGGTGGTTGCCGGCGGTTTCTGGCAGGTTCGCTCTGGTGTTTGGGAAGGGTGGCAACTGGGGACCATGGAAGGCTGGGATAAGCACTGGTGGCACATCACCCGCGTCACGCGGAAGCTCAACGACCGGATGCTGGCACGGCCCGAGGTGCACCGCCTCCAGCTATACGGCCTGGCCGGCCGCGACAAGACCTTCGAATGGTACGAGCGCTCGCTCGGCTACCGCCGTGAGGCAACCCTGAGCCGCTACTGCGCCAACGGCGCCGATGCGGTCCTGTTCGCACGCACCAAGGAGGCTGCCTGATGGCTGGCGGCGGCAATATCGGCAAGGGCAACTGGGCAGACCCGACGGGCCTGGTCCAGAAGTCGGGCGCGGGGAAGTTCCTCGACCCGTTGGGCCTGACCAAGACGGCGAAGCAGGGCGAGTCGGCGGCCGACGTGGCCGCGCGCATGGAGATGGAGCGCCAGGAGCGGATCCGCGAGTCGCAGGGCCGGATCAACCAGGTGTTCGACAACCCGCGTCGTGCCCGCGATATCGCCGACTTCGTGTCGGCTACCCGGTCGCGCCTTACCGACGATCTGAACCGACAGAACACCGATGCAACCCGCGAGCTGAAGTTTTCGCTGGCGCGTGGCGGGCTGTCCGGCGGCAGCGTCAACGTGGACCAGAACCGGCGCCTCGGCGATGAGTACAACCGCGGGCTGCTCAACGTTGAGGGGCGCGCGCAGGGCGCAGGCGCACAGCTGGAGGCGGCAGACCAGAACATGCGCGCCCAGCTGATCCAGCTCGCAACGTCTGGCCTCGACTCGACCACTGCGGCTTCCCAGGCGGCGGCAGGCCTGCGCTCCAACTTCGAGAACGCCCGGTCGCAGGCATCTGCGGACCAGCTGGGCGACCAGTTCGCCACCATCGGTGGCTTCGTGAAGTCTCGCCGCGAGGAAGCGGCGCGGCGTCAGGCGAACCGGGATGCGAACTTCAACCTCTACGGCGGCGGTGCCGCATACGGCGGATAAATCATGGGACAGGCAATCATCCCCATTGCACTGATGGCCGCCGGCACGTTGGCGCAGCAGTCGGAGAACGATCGGGTCATCAAGAAGCAGGACGAGGCCACGGCCCAAGGCCTGCTGAATCAGTCGCGCCGGCAGCAGGACACCGATCGCCGGGTGAACGACGAGATCGCGCAGCTGGAAACCAGCACGGCAGACGCTGCGCGCAATGAACGGCTCGGCCAGTACATGCAGACGCTGCAACGAGGCCACAAGCAGGCTGTGGCGGGCTTGGAGGCGCCGATCGGCGGTGCCACCTTCCAAGCCGATGCGGGCGCAGCGCGCACCGGTGCCGACAACGCGGCGGCGACCACCGCCGGGCTGCTGTCGCGTATCGATGCACCGCAGCTGCAGCGCCAGGGCGAGGCTTTCGGCTACGGCAAGCTGGCCACCGACATCGACATGGCCGCACGTGAGAGCCGCGGGCAGCAGCTGATCGACCAGTTGCGGCTGCGTGGCATCCGTCGCCGCCCGGAGGTTGATCTGCTTGCCGGCCTGGCCACTTCGGCAGGCGGTGCAATGGCCGGCGGTGGTGGCGGCGGGTTCGCAGCTGCAGCTCCGCGCCTCGGCGCCAACTACTACGGGACCTACGACCCGCTCACCATGGGGACTGCCTGATGGCCAATCCATACCAGGCTGGGCAGGCGCTCGGCAGCGCGCTGTTCGGTAGCACCCAGGACACCTACACCAACCAGCTCGGCCGGCAGTACCAGGTCGAGCAGGCGCTGCAGGAGGCCCGACAGGCGCGCTCCAAGGCTGTACTTGCCAGCCAGATCAACGAGCAACGGGCATTGGTCAATCCTGCGTTGGTCAGCGGCGTGCTGGGCGGTGATGACAGTGCCCGCGCCACGCTGGGCAGCATCGCGCTGCTTGCCAACGACAAGTTCGATGCCGGCCAACTGAACGATGTGCTGGGGGCCGCTGCGCGCAGCTCGGCCCGTGATGCAGCCTTGGGCGGCAACTGGGAAGGTGCGAACGCCAACCTCATGGCCGTGGCCAACGGTCCGCAGGAACTGGGCGCTGTGCAAGGCCAGAACCTGCTGCAGAACCGGTTCAAGGAGGGCGGCGGCGGGATCTCAACTACCCAGCAGGGTTTGGCCGGCATCGCCGCCGACGCGGCCCGCGCCCGTGCTTCCGACGCCAGCGCGGCCAGCTCGTATGCGTCGGCCGCGCGCACGCGCCAGGGAGCCGGGATCGATGCCGCCAAGTTCGGCATGGAGCGAAGCGGCCGGTGGAACCCCAGCGGGAAGACGTCGACCCTCGGCGATGGCGGTGGCAAGCCGCTGCCCGTCGGCGCCCTGAAGGAGCTGCTGGGTATCGAAGATGCACTCGGCGGCACCGAAGTCCTCGGCGGCATCATCGCCAAGAACCGCGATCGGCTGGACAACGGCACGCTGCAGATCGGGCCGCTGCAATCGCTGATCGGCAGCGTGCGCACCGGCCTGGGTGTTGCCGGCGACAGCGATGTGGCGCTGAACGAGTGGAATTCCGACCTGACCAAGATCGTCAACGAGTCGCTACGCCTGAACAAGGGCGTCCAGACCGAGGGCGATGCGCAGCGTGCTGCCAATGAGCTGATGAACGCCCGTGATGCCAAGACGGTTCGCGCGGCACTTGGCCGGCTGGAGGGCTTCAACAACCAGGCGATCCAGCTGCAGCGGCAGAAGCAGAGCATCATCAACAGTAACTACGGCCGAGCCTCAACGTTGGGTGATCCGCCAGCGGCAGCGCCGGCTCGCGGTGCGGGCATTCCCGCTGCTGCCGGTGCCGGTACACAACGCGCTCGTAATCCCCGTACCGGCCAGGTGCTGGTCCTCATCAATGGCCAGTGGGTGCCCGAATAATGGCGACTCCTCGGCTCCCCCCCGGGTTCGTTCTCGATTCGAGCGCCCCCGCCGCTCGCGCTGTACCTCCGCCGCCTCCGGGCTTCGAGCTGGAGGACATCCCGACGCTCGGCACTGTCCAGGCATTGCCGCCTGATTTCTCCGGGGTGGAGACCACCGTCGACAGCACGGCAGATGGCCGGCAGGCCGACGGCTGGAGGGCCGGCATTCCTCGCGATCTGGCCTTCGGTGCGCGCTCGGTGCTGCAGGGCATCGGTAGCCTGCTTGGCGCTGTCGGCGGTGACGCCCTCGGCGCGCTGGAGACCAAGGTCACCGGTCGGCCCGTGGCCAGCTTCCGCGACAACGCCGCGGCGCTTGGCGACACGCTCGGGCTGCCGAAGGCGCAGACTGCTGGCGATCGCGTGCTTGGCGACGTGGGCGAGGCGCTG